ATACAACACCCACATAGGGGTAAGATATTATTTAACCTATACGATTTTCAAGAGGGATTAATTGATAATTTTAAAGAACATCGTTTTAATGTTATCCTTAAATCACGTCAGTTAGGTATATCCACTATTAGTGCTGGATATGCAACTTGGTTAATGTTATTTCATAGAGATAAGAACATACTTGTAATCGCTACCACACAGGATGTAGCAAAAAATCTTGTTACAAAAGTTAGGTTTATGTATGATAACCTACCAAGTTGGTTAAAAGTTCCTGCTGCAGAAGATAACAAATTATCATTAAGATTGAAAAATGGTTCGCAAATTAAAGCAGTATCCGCAACCGAAACCGCAGGTCGTTCTGAAGCACTTTCATTACTGATTATTGATGAGGCTGCATTTATTAAAGGTATTGAAGAGATATGGTTATCAGCGCAATCAACATTATCAACTGGTGGTGGAGCTATCATTCTTTCAACTCCAAATGGTGTAGGTAATTTTTTCCACAAAGTTTGGTTGCAAGGTGAGCAGGGTGATAAATGGCATCCTACAAGATTACATTGGACAGTTCATCCCGAAAGAAATCAACGATGGAGAGATGAACAAACCCGATTATTGGGTGAAAAGGGTGCTGCACAAGAGTGTGATTGTTTGTGGGGAGAATCAACTGTAATTGTAAAAGATATTTATACTGGTGAGATTTGTGAAATTTCACTAAAAGAATTATATAATAAATTACTTTAAGGGTTTTTATGCAATACATAATAGATGGTTGGAAAAAAATTAAAAATAAAATAAACTCAATAGTTGAAGTGTATTCTATTGAAGAAACTATTTTTTTATTATTAAATGATTTTTACTATAAAAATTACTTTGGTCGTGCAAAAAATAGAACAATGATTAATGATAACCCAAAGCTTTATAAGTCAATATACCACCACACACAAATACTTGAAGATACTCTAAAAATCCAAAAAACTTATAAAGGAAAATATAATTTTAAATATCGTATGATTTTTTTAGTTGAAAAAAATGGTAAATTAGAAAATTTAAAATGTGAGTGTGGTAAAGTTTTTAATTGGGAAAAATATTGTAGGCAGTGCCCAGAACCAAGAAAATCTTTTTTGGGTAAAAAACATACAAAAGCAACAAAAAATAAAATGAGGGTATCTACTATAAAATATATTGAATCATTAAATGGTAAACTTGCACCACGTTACAATCAAAATTCAATAACAAAAATTGAAAAAGTTGCAAAAAATTTAGGTATAACCGACTTGCAACATGCTGAAAATGGCGGTGAATATTACATAAAAGAGCTTGGTTATTTTGTTGATGGGTATAGTAAAGAAAAAAATGTTGTGATTGAGTATGATGAAAAACACCATTTTGATACCAATGGTAATCTTAAAGAAAAAGATTTACTGAGACAAACAGAAATACAAAAATTTTTAGGTTGTTCTTTTATAAGATTGAAAGATAATGAATTATAATTTTAAAAAAAATACTAAGTTTGAAATAATGACACCAAATGGGTTTCAACCATTTGATGGAATGCGTAGTTTAAACAAAACATCAGTTTATACAATAACTTTTTCAAACGGAAAAACATTGAAGTGTTCCGATAATCACCCATTTATGTTGGATGATAAAAAAATATTGGCATCCGATTTGTTAGTAGGTTCTAAAATATCATCGGTTGATAATCAATATGTTAATGTAGTATCTATTACACATAATCATTTAGATACTCTCTTATATGATATTGTTGAAGTATGTGGTGGTAATATATTTAATGTGGATGGTATTATCTCTCACAATTGCGATTTTATATCATCGGGTTATACTGTTGTAGATGGTAGCGTATTGGAGTGGTATAATGAAACCCATATTACCGACCCCGTTGAAAAGCGTGGGTTTGATGCGAATTATTGGATATGGGATTACCCAAATTATGAAAAGAATTATATTGTTGTAGCTGATGTTGCTAGGGGCGATGGAGCAGACTATTCTGCTTTTCATGTCATTGATGTTGAACGAATTGAACAGGTGGCAGAGTATAGGGGTAAGATAGAAACAAAACAATATGGGGCTTTTCTAACATCAGTTGCAACGGAATGGAACAATGCTTTGTTGGTGATTGAAAACGCAAATATTGGGTGGGCAGTTATTCAGGAGGCAATTGACCGTAATTACCAAAACCTTTATTATTCATATAGAGAACTGGGTTATATTGATGAGGATATTCATTTAAGGCGTGGTTGGGATTTAAAACAAAAAGAGGATATGGTACCAGGGTTTTCAATAACACAAAAAACCCGTCCATTGATTGTATCAAAATTAGATACTTATATGAGAGAGAAATCACCTATAATTCGCTCTAAAAGGTTATTGGATGAATTGTTTGTGTTTATTTGGAATGGTTCAAGGGCAGAAGCACAAAGGGGTTACAACGATGATTTAGTTATATCATTTTCCACAGGTCTTTGGGTAAGAGATACTGCTCTTAAATTAAGACAGCAAGGAATGGATTTAACCAGATCTGCATTAAATCATATTACCAAAGTATCTTCAAACCAACCAGGAGTATTTTCAAGCAGAAATCAAACACAAAACCCATACTCAATGAAAGATATTCGTGGTAACGATGTTGACTTGAGTTGGTTATTATAAAAAATTTATATTTATATTTATGGCAGATAAATCACTATTCGGTAGATTGCAAAGATTATTTTCAACGCAGGTTGTAATAAGGAGAATTGGTAAAGGTAAAACTCGTGCAATTGATAGTCAAAGATTACAATCACAGGGTAATATAAAAGGAACATCTTACTACGATAGATTTGGTAGATTGCACAGCACCCGCCAAAATTGGGAAACATACAACAATCAATACAACTATTCATCCAATAGATTAGAGTTATATACGGACTATGAAGCAATGGATAAAGATTCAATTATCGCTTCGGTGTTAGATATTTATTCGGATGAATGCACTCTTAAAAATGATATGGGTGATGTTTTACGAATTAATTCTGATGATGAAAATATAAAAAAAATACTACACAACCTTTTTTATGATGTCCTAAACATTGAGTTCAATTTATGGGCATGGATTAGGGGAATGAATAAATATGGTGATTATTATTTAGATTTGGATATAGAAGAGGGTATTGGTATTGTAAATGCATCGCCAATATCTGCGTATGAGATTGAAAGGGAAGAAGGTTTTAATCCTGATAATCCATATGAAGTTCGTTTTAAAATGACATCTTTTGGTGGAGGTACAACAGGATTTAATTATCAAAAATCTCAAAATGATTTACAAAATTATATTCCATTCTATAGAATAGCACACTTTAGATTATTTTCAGATACAAACTTTTTACCTTACGGCCGTTCACTTTTAGAACCGGCAAGAAAGACTTGGAAGCAATTAACCCTTATGGAAGATGCGATGTTAATTCATCGTATTATGAGAGCACCTGAAAAAAGGGTATTTAAAATTGATGTTGGTAATATACCACCAAATGAGGTTGACCAACACATTAGAAACATTATTGACCAAATGAAAAAAATCCCATATGTGGACCAAAACACTGGGGATTATAATCTTAAATTTAACATTCAAAATATGTTGGAAGATTATTATTTACCCGTCAGAGGTGGTCAGTCTGGAACTCAAATTGATACTTTAAATGGTATGGAATTTACGGGTATTGAAGATATTAACTACCTAAAAAACCGAATGCAGGCCGCTCTTAAAGTTCCAAAAGCGTTTATTGGATATGAAGAGGGTGTAGAGGGTAAAGCAACATTAGCACAACAAGATATTCGTTTTGCACGGAGTATTGAGAGGGTTCAAAAAATTATTCTTTCTGAATTAACTAAAATAGCAATTATTCACCTTTACGCGCAAGGATATGAAAATGAAGATTTATCAAACTTTTGGTTGGAACTAACCCCACCATCGATTGTTTATCAGCAAGAAAAAGTTGCTTTATGGGTTGAAAATGTTAGATTAGCAAGCGATATTAAAGCATCAAAATTGTTATCACAGGAATGGGTATATAAAAATATATTCAATATGTCCGATGATGAATGGAAAGTTGAACAGCAAAGGGTTATTGATGATTTGAAGTTAGGGTTTAGGCAGAATCAAATTGAAACCGAAGGTAATGACCCACTTAAAACAGGCGAATCATTTGGAACACCACATGATATGGCTTCCATGTCTCAGCAACAACCCGCTGAAGAAGGCGGTGGGCAACAACCCCCCACCCCACCTAATAGTGAAGTAGGACCGGATGGTGGTTCACCTGAAGGTGGATTTCCTGGCGCAGGAGCTCCACAAAAAGGAAGTACTACTGGAACGGATGAAAGTAACTTTGGTAGAAATCCGTTAGGATATGAAAAAAATATATCACCCGAATCAACATATCACAGATTTAGAAAATCACCTTTATCAGTTGAGGGAATGCAATTGAAAGCAAGTTTACAACAATCGAAAATGAAAAGTAAAAAAATGTTAATTGAATCTCTTTCAACGGAAAGTGAAATTAATGAAGTTAGTATGTTAGATGAGAAAAACATACTAAATGATATGGTTTAATCAATTTTAGTATATTTATTAAATGATATATAGGGATAAAAATAAAAATGAACAAACTTAGACATTCAAAATTTAAAAATACAGGTGTTTTGTTTGAATTGCTTGTCAGACAAATTGCATCTGATACATTGAACGAAAAAAACTCACCAGCCCTTTCTATCATTAAAAAACACTTTAAAAATGGAAGTGAACTAAATAAAGAACTAAAACTATATCAATATTTAGTAAAAGAAAACTTTGATAATTCTTATAAAGCACAAGAGTTTTTAAATATTGTTTTATCCGAAAGAAAAAAATTAAATGAAGGTGTATTGAAGCGTGAGAAATATAACTTAATCAAAACAATTAATGAACGCTTTAACACAAATGATTTTTTCAAATATAGAGTATCCAATTATAAATCTCTTGCATCTATTTACAAATTGTTTGAAAACAACGAAGGGACATCCCCAAAAGAATGGGTTGAATGTAAAAATGCTATATTAGAGAATGTAACAAAAAAACCAAAAACTGAAAAAGCAGTAAACAATCAATATGTAAATGAATCAAAAGATGTAAGATTATTAGCATACAAATTTTTAGTTGATAAGTTTAATGAAAAGTATAAAGCTTTAACTACTGAACAAAAATTGGTTCTTAGAAATTACATCAATAATGTTGATAATTCTGATAACTTAAAAAGATTTATTTTAAGAGAAAGTGAAAAACTTAAAAAAGAATTTTCTAAAATAAAAATTTCAGACAAAGTTTCTGCTATAAAACTTAAAGAAGTTATCAATTTAATTGATGGATTATCTAATTCTAAAATAGTTTCGGAAAATCAGGCTTTAGGTCTTTTACGATATCATCAACTATTGAACGAATTAAAAGGTATTTAATATGAGTAGATTTCTAATTGAAGAGCTTGATAAACAATTCAA